ACTCTTCGACGACAAAACATGGAACTGGAAGCGCATCGGCGTGGCAATGCTTACGGAACCCTTGCAGGGCATACCATACCTCGGCGACTACATCGAGAAGGGCATCAACGCCGCACTCGGCCAATACCACCAAAGCTCCGACCTCATCAACTTTGAGCGAGGCGTCCGGGCCATCAAGCACATCCCCGACATCATCGATGGCGAACGTGACATGGAAGGCGTCCTCAAGGACATAGACGGCATGGTTTCTCTCATGGGAATGTTCAACCAGAGCGCAGCCGCAGCCGCAGCGCTCACACACATTGCCTCCGACTTCTTCGGTGTGGCAAAGAACGCAACAACAGAAGATTGACAGCTTGTCAGTTTTGACTGATACCATGACTATGAAAGCACTTTTCTACATATTGGATCGTCTCTCGGAGAACTCGACGTGGAGGGGTATATTGCTGGTCGCCACCGCGCTCGGCGTGTCGCTTAGTCCGCAGCATCAAGAAGCCATCGTGGGCGCGGGCCTCGGCCTTGTAGGTGCGATAAACATCTTTCGCAAGGGATGAGGCCACGCCGGATCGCCGCAGGACTGATCGTCATAGCCTTTGTGGCGCTGGCATTCTTGACCTCCTGCGTCAGCGTTCCGGTCCCTCCATTCGGTGACCGGCGAGGCGAACTCGGCAACCTGCAAGTCAGCGTGTCGGTGAAATACATTCCGCTGACCAACCCCGATCTCCCCGGAGATCAGAATCTCAATCACGCCTGGTCGAAATTCGGCGAGGCAAAAGCCCTCAAAGACAAATGAACCACCTCCTCGCAGAAATCGCGGCATCGCAAGTCGGAGTCCGCGAGCAAGGCGGCAACAACAACGGCGCAGCGATCCGCAACTTTCAAAAAGCGACCAACCTCAAGCCCGATGATTGGCCGTGGTGCGCGGCATTCGTTGACTGGTGCGTGGCTCAGTGGCTCGACAAGCCCGGCGTCCGCGAGTGGCTCAACCTCCAATCCTCCACGCCGGAGGAATGGCGACCAAAGACGGCGCTCGCCTACGGCATGCTCGACTGGGCCAAAGCCCGCCCGAAGACGACAATCATCCTGCACGACCGCGAGTGGGCCAAGCCCGGCGACATCGTGACATTTGATTTCTCGCATGTCGGCATCGTCGAAAGCGATTCCGGTTACCAGATCGTGACTCTGGAAGGAAACACGAATGGACGTGGCGAGCGAGACTCGGAATCGGGAGACGGGGTTTGGCGAAAGGTGCGCCACAAAACACTCGCCAGAAATTTCATCCGCATCCGCCCTGTTGTTTAAATAGTCGCGTTCCCGCAGAGAGCGAGAATCGCGTTCCGTAAGTCGTTGATCAATTACTTACAAAAAAGCATCAAAAAGTTACAAAAGCGTTGGCACAAGCTGGCACAAGCATGTCCAAATAACTGCAAAACAACGCACCGAAGGCGACTCAAAATCTCGTTCAGCAATGAGTGTCGGTTCGATCCCGACCGCCGGTAATCTCTTAAAGATGAACCCGCAGAAGCTCTCTAATACAGACTCTGCGGGTTTCTTGTGTCTGGACTCCGTGAGACTCCTTTTTACTTGTTTGGACAAATAAAGGTTGAAGATTGGGCACAAGTGGCACAAGGTGTGTCCAGTTATGACTCATCAAGTTACGTTCGATAAGACTCGCCGCACCTCACCGTGGAAACTTGATATCCCAGCAAAGGTGGCTGGGCGGCGGTTGCGGTACTTTTATCAGACCGAAGGACAGGCATGGTCTGACGCACCTCGCATTTTAAAGCAACTACAAAAGGGAGGTCTCGATTCGCTGGAGGAAAAGGACGGGCCATCGCTGGCCGGTGCTGCGAAAATCTTCATGCCGCTTTTCCTCAACAAATCGAAATCCCATCGCGAGAAGGTGGAGAAAGTGTGCGGTTGGTTGTCGCGAGATTTACGCTGCCCGCTGAAGGCGGTGACTCCGATGATGATGGTGGAGTGGTTCGGCAAACTCAAGGGGTCGGACACGCAGCGGGCCACGGTGTATCGGTATGTGCGGCTATTCTTCAACTGGTGCGTGAAGATGGACCTGCTGGACAAGTCGCCGTTTCGTGCGGTGGACTGCCCAAAGCCGAGGTCGCGGAAGGGCATCCTCAATGCTGAGGAAATGCGAGCGCTGTTGGATGCGGAGATGAGTGACTTGATGCGGGCATCGATTTTGTTGGGCGGGTTCGCGGGCCTGCGCTCGATTGAGGTTCAACGCATGAACTGGGAGGACATCGATGTGAAGGCGGGGCAGGTTTATGTTCGCCCGGAGGTCTCCAAGCAGCATGACGGCATGATGGACCGTATCGTGGATTTCACGGAACCGATGAATAAGCGAAAGAAATTTTTCATTGGAAAGAAGGGGCGCATTGTTCCGGGTAGTGCGCGTGCATTCTACGAGGAGCGCAGACGGTTGGCCGCGCAACTAGGCTGGGATGGGTTCCCAGAGAATTCGTTGCGGCATTCGTTCGCGACTTATCACTTGGCGAAGTGCAAGAGTCCAAATCTGACTGCCTTCCAGATGGGGCATTCCAACTCGGCGATGGTGCAACGTGTCTACGCTGTTCCTGCTGCCAGAGCGGATGAGAAGGCGTGGTGGAGGATTTAATATGCCATACCAAGACAAGAAAATTCAGAAGAAATTCATGGCTCGGCAGTACAGGACGAAGTACGCCGCCGACCTCGCTTTCAAGAACGCCGAGGCGAAACGCAAATCAGATTGGTATCAAAAAAATCGGGAGCGTCTCATTGCAAAAGTGCTTGAGAACAGAGCAAAGGTGAAAAAATAATTTCGCCCGCAGAGGTAGTATTTATGCGGATGTCAATAGTTTTAATTGGGTAGGTGATCACCCCATTAAAAATAATTGTTGTGAGGTTATAGTAACCTAGAGTAGAAATTTTCTCGTCATGCCAAACCAACACGCCGCTGATAAAGAAGTGATCGGATTCTATATTCCGAGAACGCTTGCTCGTCGGGTTCGCAAAGCCGCGAAATCGCGTGGTTTGACGATAACCGCTTTCATTGAAGAAATTCTTACTCATGCCACACGCAACACAGAACTCACGCCAGACGACTACATCGCAATCGCGCAAGCAACAAAAGATGCAGTTCAGCGTCAGACTTCCAAGGGAGTTAGTCGAGCGAGTTCGGGTGGTGGCATCAAAAAGCAAAAGACCAGTTAGTCGCCAAGTTGAGTTTTTTTTGGAAGCGGTTTTAGTAACCTCTGTCAATGCTGCACTTACATGTCTATGTCTTTAGTTTTTTTTACCAAAGGTTTTAGTAACCCATATACAATATGACAACAAATGACGAGATAACGACAACGGAGGCGGCGATCCTCATGGGGGTATCGAAAAAGACGATCTACCGCCTGCTAGAATCGGGCGACATTGAGGCGTCGAAACCATTCGGAAACCGAGTCGGTCACCGCATTTCGAGGGCCGTGCTGGAGAACTGGTATCGCCGCCGCAAAATCTCGACCACGAACAGGAGGGCTAAGTGAGCGACCCCGCCTACGTCTGCCGATCCATCGGATACTTCCTTGATTTCCTTTTTGCCGTGGGACCGGCACTCGCATTGGTCGCGGTCGCATGGAGGGTGTCGAAATGAGCGCCACGTTTGGCCTCGCTCTCGCGGTACTGACCCTCGGCTCCTGCTATGCCAGCTATCGCTTGGGACAGGCAGACATTCTCGCGAGGTATCGCCGCCACGCCGAGCGCCGGCGCCGGTGGCGTGAATTTGAAGATTTCGAGGACTGATTGTCCTCAACACAAGAAAAGCGCCCCGAAGGACGGCAATCCAACGGGGCAAGTTAAACCACAAGAAAAGCAGTAATAACAAAATGAGTAATACACAACTGACACAACAAGTCAACACACAAGTCGCCTTGGGCGACATGCAGGTGATGGCCAACGCCATCGTGAAATCGGGCCTCTTCGGCATGAAGACAGCGGATCAAGCACTCGCCTTGATGATCGTGGCGACTGCCGAGGGGCGTCACCCCGGATCGGTGGCGAGCGACTACCATATTATCCAAGGCCGCGCATCGCTCAAGAGCGACTCAATGCTGGCGAGATTCCAGCAGAGCGGCGGGCGGGTGGAGTGGCACGACCATACCAACGAGAAGGTGGCGGCGACATTCAGCCACCCTGCGGGCGGATCGCTCCGCATCGACTGGGACATGGCGCGGGCCAAGGCGGCGGGGCTGGGCGGCAAAGACAACTGGCGCTCGTATCCACGGCAAATGCTGCGGGCGAGGGTGATCAGCGAGGGGGTCCGTGCGACATTCCCTGCGGTACTCAACGGGATGTACACCCCGGAAGAGGTTGGCGAGTTTGATGCGCCTAGAACAGCGCCACGCTCAGTGAAGGTCGAGCAGGTCATCGAAGCGCCGGTGGTGGTGGTCGAGCCTGTTGCAGTTCCTGCGACACCTGTCATCGAGGCCGAGGTGGTATCAAATGATACCTCATGGGCGGACGAGTTGGAGAAGCGCATTTTCGAGCATGAGAAGCAGGTCAACGCATTTCTCATTGCCAAAGGCCAGATCGCCGAGGGGCAGACCTTCCGCGACATTTCGGATGAGGGCTACCGCAACCGGGTGCTGTCGAACACGCCACGATTCTTGGAAGCCGTGCTGAAGGAGGTCGCATGATCCAAACAATTCCAAAGATTTTTGTAACGCGAAGGGAATTAGCGATGCGTTGGGAGGTATCAATTTCCACACTAAAACGCCGCGAGGCCGCTGGCATCCTTCCAGTTTACAAGCTGGGTCGTGATGCCAAATACCGGGCAGAAGACATTGAGCGCATTGAAAAGGAATCGGAGGTGCAAAGATGAGCGCGACGATCCGCCACTCCGCTCTCGACAAGCTCGACCTGTGTCCTTGTTTTGAAAGCAACCCCGTCTCTGGCCCTGCGGCAGAGCGTGGGACTCGGATGGATTTGGCCTTCCGGGGTCTTCTCATGGGCGAGCGCCAGCCATTTTTGGCGCTCTCCGACTTGGAGCAGGACTCAGTCATGTGGGCGGTCACGACTGCCAAGGATTTGGCGCAGGGTCATCCGATCATCAGCGATGAGTCGCAACTCAAGGTTGTTACCCCGCACCTCTCCCATGTCGGGACTGAGGATGCGCGGGTCGAGGCGCTTTGTTTGAGCATGGACCTCAAGTCGGGACAAATGCGTAGCTACCACAAGCAACAGGCGGCATACGCCTTGGGCAACATGGCTCGCACGTTCACCGACAAGTGGGAGTGCGTGCTGCTGTTCTGTGACCAGCAGGAGGTAGTCCACTACACCTACACGTACGAGGAGGCCGAGCAATGGGTTAAAGGGATCGTGGATTCTGCGAACGATCCGAACAAAACACCCTGCGCGAATGAGTACTGCTCATGGTGTATTAAGAAGGACCGATGCCAACAGGTGGTCGAGCCGGTCGTGCAGACGCTGGCGGTGGTGGAGTCGGAGGTCTCATTGGCCGAGGTGCGGCAGAATGTCCTCGCCGATCCAACTCGCTTGGCGAAGGTACTGAAGGCGGCATCGATCTTTGAGAAGGAGTTTTTGAAACCTCTCCGCGATGCGGCAAAGCAACTCCTGCTCGATGGCGGGTCGCTACCCGGATGGAAGCTACAGCACCAGACCGGCAGCGAGTACTTCGACCGCATCGCAATCGTGTCGGCAGCGGTGGCGGGGAAGTCGGGCCTTGATGATCTTGTGAAGGCGATGGGCGACGACATGGGCGGGAAGGCGTATCGTGAATGGCATGAGAAGATGGGAATGCCGGTGAAGGAGCAACATGCCCAGCGCAAGGCCGACATCGTCAAACTCGTCGAGGACAAGAAAGCGAGGGCGAAATGACCCAGCCAGAACTAGAATTCGGTCACTCCCGCCCTACGCAGGCGAACGCGATACTGGGATACCTGCGTGGTGGTCACCGGGTGACGCCGATTGATGCGCTGAACCTATTCGGTTGCTTCCGGCTGGCGGCTCGCGTCTGCGAGCTTCGCAAGGCGGGTTGGCCGATCACTGAGAAGAAAGTTGTGACACCCACGGGCAAGCGGGTCGCGGAGTATTCATTATGAGGTGGCTTAAC